GGAACTTCGACACCCTCGGGGCAGAACTTACCAGTGGGGCAGATAACTGGTGCCGAAGTGGCAACAGCGCCACAGTAGTAACCGGCGGGACATAGACCACAGTCGCTCACATCCATACCCATGGTGGTATCTCTGTAAGTTCCCTTGGGGCATGGGACTGCGTAGGTTGTCGAGCGTGTACCAGCAGGGCAATAGTAGCCAGCTGGGCACACGGTCATGTCTTGGCTGACGTAACCAGCAGGTGTCATAATACCGTCACTTGAGTAGCCAGCACCCTCAATGAGGATCGTGTCGTAGCCAAGAGTCGAGATGGCAATCTCGGTGGCAGTTCCCTCAGGACAGTAGTAGTACTGTCTGCAAGCGTTGCCGCCTGTAGTTGACTGAGAGTTCCTGTTGGGGTAGGTGGCGAGACCTCCCACAACTGAGTTGACAGTTGCAGAGCAGAAAGTACCTTGAGGACATTTCTGAGAAAGCATCTAGATCTTGGTCGTGCCTTTAACAGCACAGTAATGACCGAGAGGGCATCTAGTGCAGGTAGTGGTGGCTCCTCTATCTGAGTAATAGCCCTCTTCGCAAGGAACAGGGTGCGCGTCAGTTTAGGCGCAAGTGTGACCAGCGGGGCACATGTCACAATAGTAAGCGTTCACATTGTAGTCATTGTAGTATCCGGCGGCGCAGGTGGTGGGCGCACTCATAGCAGTGCTTGGGCAGTATTTGCCGACACCGCAAGCCGTGCATTGATTGACATCTGCAAGTCCGGTCGCAGTGCTGTAGGTACCTTGTGGGCAGGGGTACTGAGTGCCTGATCGGGTGCCGAGAGGACAGTAGTGACCAGCTGGGCAGGTAGATCTCTGCGAAGAAGCAGCCTTGATGCAGAAGTAGCCGGGTGTGCAGGGCAGACAGTCTTGCTCAGACATGGCCGTCGTGTATTGCGAGTAGGTTCCTGCGGGGCACTGAATGTCAGTTGACGCACTTGAAGAGCCAAGCTCACAAAATTCGCCAGTCGCACACACAACCATGTTGCCGTTGGAGCTGGATGAGCCAGCTGCGCACTTTTAACCCTTAGGGCAGGGCAGGCAGTGGAGAGGATCATGAACATCGACTCTGTCGGTGAAGGTTCCAGCGGGGCAGGGGTACTGCGTCTAAGTTGCAGTGCCAGCAGGGCAGTAGTGACCTTCAGCGCAATGGAAACCGAGGAAGTTTGTCATTGCAGTGTTAGGGCAGTAGAAGCCGGGTGGGCACAATTGAACACCGTCAAGTGAGTCAATGCCTTGAAGTGGGTTGAAATATCCGACTGGGGTAACAGTGGGCAGTTCAGAACCTTCTGGGCAGTAGTTGCCGGGTGGGCAGGTCAAGCATTCACTTGGATCTGTCTTACCAGACTTGTAACCGCCGAATGTACCAGCTGGGCAGGGGAGACCTGGCGCAGCTACACCAGTTGGGCAGTAATAAGCCATTCCACAGGTAGTGGAAGTGGTGGCTCCAGTACCGCACGATTCACCTGATGGGCAAGTTTGACAATCATTCAAAGAAACACCGTAGAGTGCGTCACCAGTGGTTCCAGCGGGGCACTCAGCGTAAATACCGTCCTTGCAGTAAGCACCAAGAGGGCATGGGTAAAGCTGGAAATGGACTGTGCCGGCGATACAATTGTAGCCAGAGGGGCAGGTTGCACAGCCATCAGTTTAACTGGTTGCAGCCTCCTTGATACCGTAAGTACCGGCGGGGCAGAGAGTCTACACACCGGCGGCGCAGTAAGAGCCTTGAGGACACTTCAACTCCTGGGTGTAGAAACCAGTCTTTTCTGGGCATAAGTAGCCATCAGGACATGTAGAGCAAGTAGTTTCACCCCAATCAGAGTAAGTCTTGTGTGCACACACAGTCAAGCCATTTGATCCGGAGTTGATCTTGAAGCCTTGAGGCACAGGGGTACAGTACTGGTTACCTTCTTCGGAGTAGTAGTCAGTAGGGCATGTAGAGCATGAGGAAGCTCCGCCAAGCGAGTAAGTGCCGCCAGCACAAACAGTTGGGGTGGCCACCTGAGCCGCGCAGTAGTAACCGGGTGGGCAGGTGAGGCAAGTCATGTCCTGAGCCGAACTGTAGGTTCCAGCGGGACATGACTCCTTAATACCCTTGGTGCAGTCGTAGCCGTCAAGGCAAGGCATGCAATCTCCAGTGGTTGAGCTATCAGCATAATGCCAAATAGGGCAGGGAGCCAAAGTTTCTCCAAAGTTGCACTCATGGGCGTCCGGGCAAATAGTACACGCCATGTTTCCACCGATTTGGTAGTAACCATCTGCGCATATTGTGGATGGCTCAACAGCTTTGTTTGAGCAGTCATAGCCAGGTGGGCAAATTCTGCACTCGATTGAGCCAGCCACAGACCAGGTACCATCGGGGCACGCGATACCAGCAGTCCTGTGGCCAGATGACGAGTAGCCAATGGGTGAGAAGGTGCCAGCTTGTGACGCAGTGCAAAGGTAATTTCCCAAATAGTAGCCTGGCTTGCACAGAATTGTGTGTCTACCATCAGTTGTCTTCAACTGTCTGTTGGGGAATACACGCATCTAATAAGTCATACCAATTTCGGCGTAGTAACCAGTGGAGACGGTTGTGGGTGTAGTGATCGTCGTGGGAGAGTACTGGCCAGTCGAGGTAACTTGGCAGTAGTCCATGGTTGTGGTTGAGTAGAAGCCGGGGCCGCACTTTCTGATGCTTGCCATCAAC